GGGGATATGCCAAGAAAAAGGGGAAACGTACCCATTTGGCCCTAGAGCCGCGGAAAAGTAAATAGGCATACAAGGAGCCGGGGTAACCCGGTTGAGGCTTGAGGAAATTAATGGAGACGCATTAGCGGAGGTTTTAGATATGAAGCATTGGTACAAAAACGCAATATGGGGATTTGCCTTCCTTTTCTTTATTATTCTCTCCTTTCTTCTTTCTTGCGGAGATACCGTTACAAACTACTACGGGGCAGCGGTTGACTCTACCAATTGCGGGGCAGACTCTACCCATTGCAGAGGGAAGGGGCATACCGATTGCAATGAACATGAGCATCATGGTTGCGATTGCGAAGGAGAAAAGCATTGATACATAAAGAAGAAAAGAGCAAAAGAGATAAAGGAGGTTACTTGATGGACGTTATTATCTATGGGCTTCTTGTTGTGATTATAGGGGTTGGAGCGGGCTTCCTTGTTGCAATCGAGCAAGCAAGGAGAGAGGTTAAGCGCACTAGCGTAATGCTTGAAGAGCGGGATAAGTGGCCTTTCCTGTTTTGGGATTCAAATGAAGAGGCCGGAGTTAAGCCGGTTGCCAAGAATAGCAAGGAGCCGGAGAAGAAGAGTCTACACAAAATGGTCCGTTCTCATGGGGCAGAAGAGAAGCCTAGTGTTAAGGCTAAGAAGCGGATTATCAAAAGGGTTGCAGAGAAGAAAAAGGGAAAGAGGTAAAGGTAATGGGTAAGAAGGTTTCTACGGAGTTTGTTGCGGGCATCCGCAAGGCAGCGGAATTGGTACTCTCCTTCCGGGGGGAAGAGGTAGATATTACGCTTGATGCGGAATCCGCTAAGGTTGCGGAGCGGTTGGGGAGATATGCCGATATGCTTGAGAAGGGTAGCGTTGAGCCGGAGCCGGGGAGCCCTTCCCCGGAGGATTAGAAGATGGGGAAGGTTAGAAAGGTACCGCAAGAGTATCAGATAACCGCAAAGCACGAAGAGTTTGCTATTCTTGTAGCGGACCCTACCGATAAACGGAGCATCGGGGAGAAGGCAGAGGTTTGCGGTTTCTCCCGCGGCAATGCTAACCGGCTCCTTGCCCGTCCGGCTATTGCGGAAATGGTTAAGCGGTATACAGCGGAAAACCTAGAGGCTATCCGGCATAACGCTCCCGCGGTATTAGAGGTTATTGCGCGAATGGCAATAGAGGAGAAAGACCTAAAAGCGGCTTCCCTCTTCCTTGAAGCCTACGGGCTTACCGGGAAAGGAGCCCCGATAAACATAACAACCAATGTAACAACAAGGGATGCGGAGTTTGTAGACCGCTTGAGGGAGATTAGGGAAAGGGTTGCAAGAGCGGATACCGGAGACTAGGCAAGCCCTATTTGAGCGGCTAGCAGTAGACCCCGTTTTCTTCCTAGAGACGTTTGTCTCTATCCCCGATATGGAAGGAAAGGGGAAGGTTCCCTTTATCCTTAACTCCGGGCAGCGGAGGTACGTTAAAGAGATTTGGGAGCCGGGGATACAGGGAGATATTGTTGCCAAAAGCCGCAAATGGGGATTTAGTACGCTCCGGCTAGGCTTGGGGCTTTGGGCTCTTCTCTACCATGAGGGAAGAGCCTTCCGCGTTGTTGCCCATAGGCTAGAAACCGCTAAGTTTCTAAACCGGCTTGTTAGGACAATGTTTGAATCCGCTTGGGCTCTAGCGGATACGCTCGATGGAGGAGCCGCTTATTACTTCCCGCGGGCAAAAGGAGATAGGGAAACCGGGTATACGTTTATCAATGATTCTAGCCTAACCATTGATACCGCTTCCGGGAAAGGGGTAGGAAGGGCAGATAAGAATGACGATTTATACCTAACGGAGTATGCCGATTGGAGTAACGCGGAAATTTCGTTTACCGGGCTAGCGGGCTCCCAACCATTGGGCTCCCCGCATAACCGGCTAACGGTAGATTTTAACGCTAGGGGCTTTGGCAATGATGCGTATACCAAGTATACCAATGCCAAGAAGAAGGGTACAGCGGATTGGAATGGGCTAGAGCCCTTCTTTATCGGGGTACTTGATGTTCCGGAGATTTATAAGCCGGAATTGCTCGAAGAGAAGAAGCGGCTCTTGGGCAAACTCTATCCGGAATCCTATCCTTCAAACGATATTGAGTTATTCCTTGCCAATGATGCCGCGGTATTTGACCATGCCGAAATAGAAGCGGCTTGCAGAAAGTTTGAGGCAATGGGAGGATACCCCGGAGGCTCTTGTAGCAAATATATTCACGGGGTAGATACGGCAACCGGGGTAGATGATGGGGATTGGCAAGTAATGATAACGCTTGGGTGGGTTGACGGGGCTTGGGTTGTTGCCGCTCCCCCTATCCGCACAAGGATACCGGAAGATTTGTTTGCCGTTGAGGTAGATAGACGGGCAAGAGAGTTTCCGGGGATTGTTGTTGTGGAGCGGAATGTAGGCTCCGCGGTAATAGTCAAACTCCGGGAGTTTGGTACCCCTAACCTTTACCGGCATAAAGACAGGGACAAAACCGGAACCATTAGGAGGCAATTGGGATTCCCGACAACCTACGGAACAAAGAAAATAATGCTTTCCGATTTGCAACAATCCCTTAGAGACGGGGAGGTAATATTCCCGGAGGGGCCAATAGCGGAGGAAATGCGAATCTACGAATGGAAGCGTAATGTTGACGGGAAAGAAAATCACGGGTTGGCAGGAGCCCCGGATAAAGAGGGAGCACATGATGATGCGGTTATGGCACTAGCCCTAGCCTTACAGGGGGCTCCTTTTGCATTTTCCGGGAGCCGCGTAGAGTATACGGGAGCATAAATAACAATGGGTACAATTACGGCAATTAGAAATAAAATGGGCATCGGTACAGAGGGGAAAATCTATTGGCCTCCGGAGGGGGATACGCAACGGATTGCGGCTTATAGACGGTATAAGGAATTGTTCTTTGGCAATCATGTTTCCGTATTCGGGAAGGATGCGGGAACCAAAACCTACGTTTGCGCCAACCTAGCGAAGAATATTGTAACGGTTGTTTCGGACCTTCTTTTCGGGGAGGATTTTGAGGTTTCTACTGCCGATGGTAGCCCGCTCCCCGATTCCGTTATGGAGATTATCCGGAGAAACAAATTGGTTTCTATGCTACATGAAGCATCCCTTGATACCGCTTATTGCGGGGATGGGGTATTCATTGTTAGCCGGGGAGAGGATGGTCTTTCCTATGTAGGGGCTCAAAGCCCGGATTCATGGTTCCCAATCCTAGATATGGACAACCAAAAGAAAGTAATGGGGCATCGGTTTGCATGGGTTAGGGAGGTTGGGGAGCGGTTGTTTCTACGGATGACGATACATTATCCGGGAACCATCGAAGAGCGGCTATTTGTCCTAGATGATGCCGGGGTTATTGAGCGGGAGGCTACTCTTGAAGAATGGAGCCTTTTGTACCCGGATAGGCAGGAGGGGTATAGCGTAATTGCAACGGATGTTCCGGAGCCGCTTGTTGTGCATTGCCCTAACTACCGTACCGCGGGGGAGTATTTCGGTATATCGGAGTATGAGGGGCTTGAAAGCCTCTTTGATGCTCTAAACGCTAGGCTTACACAAATAGACCGAATCCTTACAAAACATTCGGACCCAATGCTAGGGCTTCCGGCAGATACATACCGGAGCCTCAAAGAAGCGGCTACGGATTGGAGCGGCTTTGCCTCTTCCGGCAACCGGATTGATAAGGCAAGGCTTGATGTTTACATGATGGGGGAGGAGGGGCAGAAAGCGGAGTACGTTACTTGGGATGCTCAATTGGCAACAAACCTAGAATTTACTAATGCGATTGCAAAGCATATTGCAAGCGTATCCGAAACCGCTCCGCAATTGATAGGGCTTGAGCAAATGGGGGGAGGCTTATCGGGTAGAGCCTTGCGTATTCTTCTCCTCCGGACGCTTGCGAAGGTAGGCAGGCGGAGACGCTATTACGAATCCGCTATCAAAGATATTATCCGGCTTTGCCTTCTCGTAGAAGGGGAAGAGCCTATTGACGTAGAAATTCATTGGCCCGATGGGTTGCCGCAAGATGCTCTTGAGGATAATCAGATTATGGAAATGCGGCTTTCTAACGGTACCATTGATAGGAAAACCGCAATACAGCGGCTTGACGGGGTAGACGAAGATACCGCGGCTAGGCTTGTTGAGGAGATTAACGCGGATACCGATGTTACAAGAAATGATTCCGGGTTGGCAGAGGCAATCAATAGCAAAAATAAAAGCGTTGTAGATAATGCTACAGGCCAACCGGGTATTTCGGTAACCGTCGGGGATTTGTCGGGAGTCTAATTGGCAAAGCCTACCGGGATAGATGAAAGAGAGGTTGCTAGGCTTGTATCCTTCTACCGGGAAGCGGTAGAGGAGTTAAAGGTACGGGCTAGGCAGCGGCTACTTAAAGACCCCAAGCGGCTAACCGCGGAGGCTCAAAGGGCAAGGCTCTTGATACGGGAGGCAACGGAGACGCTTAGAAGGCTTGATGCCAATAACGCGGCTTGGATTGCAGAAAACGTACCTAGAGCCTACCTACGCGGGGTATCCGCGGCTAATGATAAACTCCGATACACAAGAGAGGGGCTATCTACCTCCAATACCGCTCTACATGAGGAAACCATTACCGCTCTTGTTTCGGATATGGACGACGTTCTCCGGGATGCAACCGCAAGGATGGGCAGGGGGTATAAAACCCTACTCCGGAGGATGCAAGTTTCTTCAACAATGGACAAAACAATCACGAAAGAGATTGCTCTTGATGTTACAACGGGAAAGACGCTCCGGGAGGCATCCGCGGCAATTGCGGAAAAACTCATAGCGGAGTTTGGGGATGGACCTATCCGCATCGGAGCCCGTACCTTTTCCGCGGAGCAATATGCTACTCTCGTAGCCCGCACTAAAGGGGCAGAAGCCCATAGTATGGGAACCATGACAAGGCTAGCGGAATCCGGGCAAGATTTGGTTGTTGTAGATGCTCATGGAGCGGAAGATGCTTGCGGCATCTATGAGGGAAAGGTCTACAGCATTTCGGGTACGAGCGATAAATACCCTCCGGTAAGGGATTTGCCAAATGGGGGGCCACCGTTTCACCCAAATTGCACCCATGTTCTTTTACCCTACATAGAAGAATTGGCAGGGAAACAAGAACAAAAGAAGGCAGAGGAGCCTACCCCGAAATGGGCAACCAAGAAAGACTATGCCGCGGTTGAGCGGGAGCATAGAGCCCGAATGGTTGCGAAGGGAAAATAGATTGCGCTATACCGGAAACCGGGTAAAAGGTTAAAAGGAAATGGAAAAGCGTTACGCTATGGGTTGGAAGGTTGAACCACGGGGATACCGGGCAGCGGTCTATGTTCCTTGCCTTAACAACCGATGCCCGGAGCGGATGGGGTTGCATTGCATAGATGCAAAAGGAGCCCCAATCGAAGAGCCCTATTACCTTTGTCAAAACCCCGGTTGCTACTACGCAACAAACCCGGTTAAGCCGGAGGATGTTAGGAGCCCGTATATTACAGAAGATAACAAGAAGCGGGTACGCTATAAATCGAATGAGCGGGTATTGCCGGGAGAGGGGGAAACCCTAGTAACATGAGTAGAAACGGGTACGCAAGCAATTGGGAAACGGTTTCTATCGTACTTTCGATTCCTAAAGGAAACGGAAGGCTCCCCAATCGAGTTTCTAGGGCAGCGGGGGGAGTAGCAAGGGATGATTTTACAAAAGGAACAAACGTCCGGGTTGCTATGCCAAAAGGCAGGGAGATTAGCAAGAGCAACCGGAGCGGGGATAGGAAGATTGTTCCGGGGGATTATTGATTGAATAAGCATTGCCTCTTTTGCGCCAAGTACCTTTTTGTTGAGAAGGTAAAAAACAGTTTCAAGGGTTTCTTTAAGAGGATTTTCCGTTGAGCAAGAAGCATTGTTTGATTTGCTCCGATTGGAGCCCGGAGGAAACCATAACGCTTGGAGACGGGGTTACGCTTATTCACAAGAAGCATATTGCCGGGGTAGGATGCAAGAAATGCAATACCCCGTTTGATGTTTCGGGAGAGACGCGGGGAGGGGGGCATCTTGTTATTGACTCGAAGAGGGGTACCGTTGGCCCGTACTATTGCGGGGATTGTATCCGCAAGATGGAAGCGGTTGCAGCATCGGAAACCCCGGTTACTTGTTGAACAAATAAAGGAGATACATTGGATATTACCAATGCCGGAAACGCGGAGGCCGAAAAGACCGCGTCGGGGGATGCCCCGGAAAAAACAGACTCTAAGGTAACCCCTTCCGTTGAGAAACGCTTTGCGGAATTGACGGGGGAGATTAACCGGAGAAAAGAAAAAGAGGAGCGGCTTGTAAAGGAATTGGAGACGCTAAAGGATAAACTTAAGACGGAGGATGAAAAGAGAATAGAAGCCCTTGCCTCCGCTAAGTTTGAGCCGGTTATCAAAGAGTATGAAGAGGTAAAAGCGGCTCTAGCGGCGGAGCGGGATGCTTTGCTAGCAAACATTCCGGAGGAATATTCCGGGCTATACGTTTCCGATGAATCAATACCGCTCTATAAACAGATTAAACAGTTACAGAACATTATTGCCCTTTCAACCAATAAGAAACCCTCTACCGCTACTCCGGGGGCAAACGCTCCGGGTACGGAAAAGAAGGCTAGATATACAAAAGAGCAATTTCAGAATTGGCAGCGGCTAGCGGCTAGCATTAATACCGTTTCCAAATACAATGAAATGCGGGATGAAATGGTACTAGCCTTGAAAGAGGGAAGGGTTGACGGGATATAAAGACAGGAGAAAATAGAAATGACTCGTTACGGGCAGCAGACGTTTAATGATACCGGGAACCCCGGTATTGAGAAGTACGTTCCCGCGGTTGTGCTTTCGGACGTACAGGCAACCGCGGCTACGGAAGAAGTATTTATGCCGCTTGTGAAGCGGATTGACCTTACCGGACCGGGAGACGCTTTTGACTACCCGCAAGGCGGTGCTCTTACATGGGCAGCGTTTACCGCGGGAGGTGCAAACCCTCCGGACGAAACCGAAATGGCAGCGGGAGCCCGGACGCTTGCGCCTTCTCTTCGTGTGCGTGATGTTGTTGTACCTATTGATTCCTTGCAGGGTTCCGCGGTTGACGTTACCGCGGTTATTAGCCGGGAAGCCGGGATTGGGCTTGCAAAGAGCCGGGATGCCGGGTTTGCCGCTCTTTATGTGGAGGCTTCCGCATCAAATCCGGACCATCTTGGAATAGGTACGGATGGTACCCCTCTTTCATTTACGAGCGTCCGTACCATTCTTGATTTGCTCTATACGCAAGAGGCTCCGCGTCGGTTTGCTTGGGTTGTTTATCCTACGCAATGGGCGGGAGAATTGATGCTCGATGATAGCATTATCAATGCTTCCGTTAAAGGAGCCCCGGTAATGACTAGCGGAATGGGGGCTAACGGTTTTGTTACCTCTATTCTTGACCTTGATATTTATGTTAGCCCACAGATTATAGAGGCTACGGGCTTGCATAGTATGGCATTTAGTAAAAATGCCGCTCTTGGGTACGGTTACAAGATGCTTACGCATCCCATTACCGGCAATACGCAAGAGGTTTTGATTGACCTTGATTGGAATAGCCCGCGAAGAGCCCTTGAGATTAACATGACGTACCATGCCGATTTTGAAGGCATCAAGGGTACTTCTACTTCTTCTAACAATTGGCTTGTTGACTACATTAGTTAATTAGCCTAGCGGGTACGGATTTGGGGAGCCCCTTGAGGGGCTCCCCTTCCAACCAAGAAAGGAAAATTGTAATGGCACTATCGGCAGAGGCTTCCGCTTTCAACCTTGCGGTTACGAGCGTACTCCTTCCGGCTTGGGAGACGTACCTTGATAGCCTTACAGCGGGAGCACATATTCAAATCGTAAAAATGAAGCCGCGGCTTGATTCGGACCATACGGGAGCAAACAAGAAACCGGGTACTTCCGGTATTGATGCAAACCTAACGGCAGCGGATTATGATTTCGGGAAGAGGTTTGTTTCGGTTAATACCCCGGATATTTTGGATTCATTCCGGGTAAGCATCGGGGCAAGCGGACCCCTCTTCTTCCTTATCACAAATTCCGCCGGAGATATTACTTAATCTAAAGGAGGCTATAGGCAATGGGGAAATATATTAAGACTGCCCATGAGTACGGGATGTTTAACCCCGCGTTTGTTGACGCAAACCCGGAGAAGTTTGTGCTTATGGAGATTATGCAACGGAGACGCGGAGACAACGGGAAGGGGTTTGTGGATTATCCGGATAGACGTTTCTTCCCCATTGAAGAGGTAGAGGCAAAAGAGAAAAAGGGTTGGAAGGTTGTAGAAGCCCGCTCTTATGCCGCTCCTGTTACTCCTAAGAAAATGAAAACCATTCCTAAAGAGGAAAAGGAATAGCATAGCCGGGGGCTTGCCCCTTTATGGGAACAACCTTTAACGGGGGAAGGATGCAAGGCAACCTCCCCCGTTATTCTAAAGAAGAGGTAGCGTCAAACAATGAAGAAGATTATAGCAATGGCAACAACGGTTGTTGTCGGGGCAATTGCGGCTATTGGTATTTCTCAAACAACCTTTACGCTTAGTACGCAACAGGCCCTTAACAAACTTGCCGGGAGAAACAAAGCCCCGTATACGGAGTTTACTACGCAACAGGCTGTTAATCATATTCTCTCCGATGCCCTAGCGTATAGGGAGTACGGGGCTACCTTTCCGGGGGTATTTACAATTGTTGTAGATGATAACCTTGCGGAATGGAGCCTTGATTCGATTCCTAACTATACGCAAATTGCTCTAGATAATGGAATAGGGATAGGATTTACAATGGAAGTAGAGCAATTGGGGAAGGCAGGGGTATTGACGCGGGGGCAAGCCCAAGCCCTTTATGCCGCGGGTTGTGAAATGGGTACCGCGGGGTATGATGAAATTAGCAAGATGTATAACGGGGATGTTTCCCTCCTAGCGCAAGGCTATACAGCCGCACAAGAGGATTCATTCTATAACAATATCCGGAGAGGGGTATTGGCGCAACGGGATACGCTAGGGATGGGGCAACCGCGTTTCCATTCCTATTCTAACTCTTCCGGATGCCGGGTTACCGCTCTTGCTTGCATCAATAACGGGATTGATTATGGGGTTTCCTCTTGGCTTGCCCCTACCCCTTCCGGAAGTTTTGATGCAGACAACGGAGAGGGATTCCGGAATAACGCGGATTATAACAATACCTATTCCCGTTTCGGGGCTTGGGGTAATTCATATTACAAAGGGGTTAGTATCGGAACCTCTGCCGGTGGCGCTAAAATGAGCGCGAATAGATTTTGGAGGCCAAACCGCTACGAGATTGCGCAAAATATAGCGGAATCCTCTTCTTTTGCTATTTGGCGCTCTACCCTTGTTAGAGCCGCACAAACCGGGGGGCTTGTTGTTTTGAATCTACATAGAGCGTCCGATTGTGAAACCGCAACCGGGGCTACTTGGGATTCATTAATGACAATGATTAAAGAGGATTTCATTGATACCGGGCTAATGGTTAGCGAAAATCCGTCTAATGCCTTTGATAGATATTACAAGCGGTTTCCGGGCCCGTATACAAACATGGTTCCCGATAATTTTGCCGATATTGATGCCGATACATACCTAGATAATTGGGTTGCAAACCGGGCTACATGGTCCGCTGCCGATACCGCAAAAATAAAACCGTGGGGTACCGCTACGAGCGGGCATAACGGGAAGAAAGCATACTCATTGAATTGGACGGGTAGCGAAGGCGGTACCGCTATGATTTCCGGGCAGACTGTTAATGATGCTTGGGAGGGTACTAAGGCTATGTTGGCCTCCCAAGTACCAAAAGGAGGAGGTTGGTTGGCCCGGTTTGAAGTTTGGATTGCAGCGGATTCCGCGGGAGCCGGATATACTTCTATTTCCGGGGATACGGTAGGGGTTACCTTCTATGGACAAATCGAAGGTTACACAAACCGTTGGGGCTCCTCTTCCCCTAATCTTGAATCTTGGGGAGCGTCCGCAACGGGCTCCGGAGCAAACTTCCCTACGTTTTCCTCCCATGATGTTTATGGAGCACTAGGACCGGCTACCGGGCAATATACCCGGTTGGGAGCCCGCAATAACCTTAGTAGACCAAATGGCAAGGAATGGAATTGCTTTATTACTACTTGGGAGGTTCCGGAGTATGTAGATTATATATTTGTCTCAATTTGGAAGGGTACGCAAAGCCCCGCTAACGGGATTGTCATTTCTGATTATTCTCTAACCTTCTCCAAGATGGACGGGGGCAAGCCCTTCTACGGAGTAGAGACGGAGGATTAACCCAATGGCAATTACCCTTGTTGCTACTCCGGGAGCATCTACCGCTAATACCTATGCAACGGTTGCGGAGGCAGATACATTCCTTGAATATTCAACGGATTGGGCTTCATGGGATGCCCTTTCCGATGATGATAAGGGACGGTATCTTGTAAACGCTACGAAAGATATTGAGGCACAACCGCTAGCCGGGGAGAAGGCAGATACGGGAACAACCTCCGGGCTTCCCAATCAAGCCCTTCATTTCCCGCGGGCTATTGATAATGACGGTACGGCATATATCCCTATTGCCGTTAAATTGGCAACCATCGAGCAAGCCCTATTTCTTTTCCAGCGGGGCTCAACCTCCGCAACCGCTAGGCAGCGGCTACAGGAGGATGGGGTTACCGCGGCATCATTCGGGGATGTTTCCGAAACCTACGGAGGGAAGGGAAGCGGAGGGGTACGTCTCTCCTCCGCGGCAAAAGCCTTCCTTCTTGATGCGGGGCTACTTGATATAACCGGGATACTCTACCGGGGCTAAAGATGGGCATAGCGGAAACATACTTTACCGAAAGCATTACCATTACCGGGAGAGGGAGCCTTACGGCATTTGGCACCTATTCTTATGATGGGGGAGATACCGTAACCCTTTCCCGGTTGGTAAACGAGATTGGGCTTATCAAGATGCCCGACGGGAGAGAGATAAACTACAACCGGGTATTTTATGTATCCCCTTCCGTATCGGTTGCGGTTGGAGATAGGGTTACATACGGAGGGGTTACCCATGAGGTACTTGTTGTTTACCTTGTGCGGGATTTAGCGGGGATAGCGGAGCATATCAAATTGATTTGCGGGGCTAAGTAAATGGCAAGCCGGGGCAGGGGCAAGGATAAGTTTTCCTTTGAGGTAGACCATACCGATTTTAACAAGCGGATGAAGATTTGGGAGTTTTGGGTTATAGAAAATCTTGAGAAGGATTTGGGGATAATTGGGAATGATTTGCTTAAAGAGGCAGGGAAACTAGCCCCGAAAGATACGGGAAGGCTTATCCGCTCCGGACGCTCGAAGGTGAAAAGAGAGAAGGAGTATATAGAAGCGGAAGTAGGATTCAACAAGGCATACGCTACCCGCGTCCATTACGAAATGACTCCCGCTCCGGGGGCAGTAATGAAGCCGGGAGAAAGAACGGCAAAGAAGCCTTCTACGGAGTTTGGAGAAGCCGGGGGGCTCTACCTACAAAGGCCGTTGCTAGGCAAATGGAAGCGTTACTATCGGAGAATTGCTAATACAATCCGGAGCATTAGATAAAATGGCATACGGTACGCTAAAC